TCATGCAAGGATCCGGGGAGGCGGGATATCAGGCGCGATGTCGATGCTGGCAGAGCGCGCAATCGGCGGCACAGCCACAACTGATGCCTTTCCGATAAAGCTGCCGACCATTGCCAGAGATTCCAGAAGGGGCACGCCGCATGCGAGGACGCAGATGGCATCGTCGCCTTGAATGGCGTCCATGCCGATCATGTCCGTCATGCCGACCATGTCGCAGCCGGTCTGGCCTGTTGGACACGCATTGCTTCCAGCCAGGACGATGCTCAGGCCGAGGACAACGGCGATCAACCGCAGGTTCCCTGCAATAGACATGACCAGATTTGAGGCGAACACCATTCCCATGACCAACTTGTCACCCGCGGTTGACCCAAAGTCAAATCACAGCCCGTATAGTCTGGAACAATGCTGCCCGGCTTTTCTCCAAAGCATGCTTCGACATGCCCGCACGGTGAAATCTCGGGGGGCGTGCATTTCGAACCTAGAAATCCGTTTCGATGTAGACCCCGGCGCAGTCGTAGGCGACCGCCGCTGCTGTTGCGCCGTTGTTCATGAACAGCCTCGGTGACAGGAACTGCGTGTTGGCGGGCAGATCAGCGGTGATTTCCTGCTCGAACACCGCGCCCGAAACCTCGTCGACTACCCGCACCCAGACCGAACTGCCATTAGGCGGTGCCGCGATGAACAGCGTCAGCACCCCGCCCGTCGAGATGGCGAAACTCGCCCCCATGTCGGTCAGCGTTGGCGAGCCGGTGCCGTCGTTCGCGACCAGTTGCCAGCGGGTGTGGGTGCCGCGCTGGAAGCCGATGCCGATGCAGTTGATGGCGGCGGCCAGCGCCAGCGTGGTGGCGAGCGCGGCGGTCGATCCGTAAAGCCCGAAGAAGCCCATGCCGGTTGCCTGCAGCGTCGTCAGCGAAATCCGCGTCACGAAGGTCCAGCCGCCCAGTCCCGCCGCATTGCCGCGCCAGCAGGCCCAACCGGCAGAACGCTGGTCCGCGGCCGAATCCACCACCGCCGCCGAAGTCAGCCGCCAGCGGCGCATGCTGGCGGCCAGGTTCGTCGCAGCCAACGTGGGGGTGGACACGGTGCCGACCGAGGTGACAGGCAAGCCTTCGGTGGTGATCGTGGTGGTGACAGATGGCGACCAGTTGGCAATCCGATTGACCCCGAAATGCGGTTGCAGCGGGAAGTCTCGGCCGGAAGGACGCATCACGTCGATCCACGGTGCGCCCGCCCGGTTGCGCGCATAAACGGCCGCCTTGCCGGTGGGCGGTGGAGTCGGTGCGGCGCTAAGCCCCGGCAGGATCGTCGGTTGCGGCAGTTCCACCTGGCCATTGGTGCGGTCGATCCTGATGGCATCGAAGAAGGCCGAGCCATCGGGGCTGACCTTGAAGCTGAAGTCGTCGTTGCCCAAGAGGCCGATCAGTGCCCGCGCCGAGAACCCTGTCTTGAAGGCGAAGGCGGCGTCATTCCCGACGGCGGCCTTGTTGACGGTTGCCTCGATCCCGGCGCCTGCGTTGTTGAACAGCAGTGCCGGGGTATTGACCGACACGCGATTGTAGCTGTCGGCTGTCGCCCCACCGAGGCCGAGAAGCTGCGCGGTCAGGTTGGCCTGGGGCATGCCGACCTGCGTCACCGCATTGGCGAAAGTGACTGTCGGCGTGTTCACGATCGTGGTGCCGCCCGCCCCAGCTGTGGCGGAGCCAATGTTCACGACCGTGGTCGATCCGGAAGCTCCCCCAGTACCGAGGTTCACGGTTTTGGTCACGCCAGTGGTCGTCGCCCCGGTGCCCATCCCGTAGGTGGCGGTGGTCGTTGCCGTGCCGATGCTGGCCGAGGCAGCAGAGACTGTCACAGTGCCCGAGGCGGTCAGCGTGCCCGAGAAGGTCTTGTTGCCCGAGAATGTCTGGGTGCCTGCGAGGATCGCGAGCTCGCTGGAGGTGTTGGGCAGTGTGAACGTGCGCGTCGTGCCGGTGGTGATCCCCGACAGCGAAAACAGCGCCTTCTTTGTCGGGTCGGCGTCGTTGACGAGGCTGAAGATCGCGTCAGACACATCCTGCGGCACTCCGACCAGGTCCCAGGCACTTCCATTCCAGACAACAAAGGCCTGCTCGGCCGCGATCCAGACCAGCCAGCCTTGGCGCGGCACCAGGCGCAGCCAGACGCCATCGACCCAGAAGGCGACATTCAGATCCCACCCGGCCCAGAGACCCGTCGCCCCCGAAGCCACGAGGTGGCGGTCGCCATCGGCGGGGCTGGCTGGCGGCGTGGTGCGCGTGCGGTCGAGGACCGACAGCTGCACCATGGCGTCGAGCAGGCGCAGGGCCTCGTTGTGGGTGACATGCTTCTGGGCTTGGGCCGCCAGCAGGTAAGGCAGGCCAAGGTGGGTGGAGGTGTCGGACATGACGGGCCTTCAGAACTGGAGGGTGATGGCGGCTGGATCACCGCGACCGAGGCGGTTCGAGAGCTGGAAGATGCGAATGGCCAGCGTCTGACCGGGGCCGAGCGGTGCACCCCAATCGGTGGTCTGCTGGGCGGCGGTGTAGAGGACGGACGTCGTGGTGCTGGTCAGCGTGCGCTTGACGACAGCCCCGTCGAAGATCTGGACGTCGTAGCTTTCCAAATCCTCGGCCAGCGTCACCTCCACCTGCTCCCAGGCATCGGCGACCAGCGCGCGGGACCGCCGCGTCCAGCGGATCGTCAGGTCGCCCGGGCTGCGCGCCGTGCGCCACGGCTGCGCGACATGGACCGGGGCGAAGGGCACGAGGCCGCGACCGGCTGGCGTGAAGGCGAGCGCGGTGTAGCTGGCGTCGCTGACGGACCGTGCCGCGGGGCCGATGCGCCAGTTCCAGGGCAGACCGAGATCAGCCTCGGCAATGGGCAGCGGGGCCATCGCTGAGTCCAGTACCACCACCCGTGCTCCAGTCGGGGTGGGATTGCCCATCGCGGCTTCGGTGCCGCGCTGGCCCCGCAAGAGCCGGGTCAGGCGATAGCGGCCTGTGGCGATCAGTTCGGCGGCACCCGCCTGCACGATCTCCCATCTGCCTGGTGCTGCTTCCACTGCAAGCGCGTTGGCGCCGCCGAACAGCGTCAGATCGGTGACGCTTTCCAGCGTACCGGAAGCCAGATCCACGACCAGCGCATTACCGAGATCGAAGCGTGAGGTCGGGCCCGGGTAGAAGTCCGACACCAGCGTGCCGATCCGGGGGCGGCTGGCGAAGGTGGTCAGCAAGGCAAACCCATCCGCCCCCGGGCTGCGGAACACCGCCATCTCGCCCGGCCAGGGAACGGCATGGGCCGCGACCATCGGCCGGTGCGCGGGTTGGTCTTCGGAAAGCTGCGGCAGGTCGAGCAGCACCACATCCGGCGCGCCGAAGACAACGGACCGGGTCAGCGAAGCCGGTCGCGGATCGCCGGGAGGCAGGTCGTAGGCGGCGCGGTCCTGGCGGACGGCCTCGATGCCCCGGCTATTAGAATCGGCGATGGACACAAGGCGCAACTCGATGTCGCGGCCATCATGCACCAGCCGGATCACGTCGGCGGGGTCGAGTGCCAGCCGCGAAGGTGGCAGGCGGAAGGTGGCGCTCTCACGGCCAATCCAGGCTTCCATCAGCGCGCGGCGGCAGCGGCGTTCGGCCTCCTCGGGCGGGATTGCCATCAGGAAGGACTCGGACGCGATGCGGGTGGTGTCGACGGTGATGCGGCGGGCTTCGACAAGAGCCGCGTCATAGTCCTCGTCGGCGCGGGCGACCTGCCATTTCAACGCCTGCGGCAGTTCGGTTTCCTGCGCGCGGACCAGTTCCAGTGCCTCGCCTTCGCGGGACGCCACAAGGTCGTCATGTGCCAAGGTCAGAACCGACGCCCGCCCGCGCATGACGAAACGGATCATGCCTTCGGTCTCGATGGCATCGAACCCGAAATGCCGGGCCAGCGTGCTGATCGAGGATCGCGGGGCTTCCAGCGCGGTGATGGCATAGCCCTCCAACGCACCCCAGAGGCCGGAAACGTCGATCAATGCTTCCGGCAGCCCGGCGCGCAGGCAGAGGTGGCGCACGAGGGCCGCAAGCGACACCGCCCCCAGCCGCCCGGTCAGCCAATGGCCCAGCCGCCAGTTCGGACCATCGGTCCAGACATCGGTCAGTTCGGGGAAAAAGGGATAGGGCCGCGCGTCCCAGGTCCAGGCGGCACATTCGGGCACATGCACCATGCGGCCGCCATAGACGGCGGAGAGCGGGTTGTTGGCCGGGTCGCCCCAGTGCAGGTAGCTCGCTTCCAGATAGGCGCGCTGGATCGCATCGTCCCGCCAGCCGCGCGAGAAATATGGCGTGAAGCTCTCGGACGACTTCGGGTCGAAAAACACGTTCGGCTGGTTCGTGCCCCGGTCGATGGCCGGGCAGCCCAATTCGGTGAAGCGGATGGGTTTCGACTGCGGCACCCATGCGGTGGCCAAGCCGCTCTCCACCCCGCCCGGCCGGTTGAAATGCTGGCTCTGCCACCAGGCGCGGATGTCCTTGGGCCGAAAGACCCACGGCTTGCCAACCGCGCCATCGGTGATGGCCGTGCGGATCTGCGCAGAGCGGTCAGCGGCGCTGGCATAGAACCAGTCGAAACCCTCACCGCCCGCGATGTTCGCCTGCAGGTAGGCGCGGTCGTAGATCGCGGGCCAGCCTTCCAATGCATCGGCATGGTCGAAGCCGTCGCGCCAGTCCGACAGCGGCAGATAGTTGTCGATGCCGACGAAGTCGATGTTGGCGTCCGACCAGAGCGGGTCGAGGTGGAAGTAGACATCGCCGCTGCCGTCCTGCGGATGATGGCCGAAGTATTCCGACCAGTCGGCGGCATAGCCGATCTTCGTGCCCGCGCCGACGATGGCGCTCACGTCGGCCGCAAGGGTCTTGAAGGCGGTGACGGCAGGGTAACTGCTGGCCCCCGAGCGGATGGTGGTGAGGCCGGGCATCTCAGTGCCGATCAGGAAAGCATCGACCCCGCCCGCAGCCGCGCAAAGGTGCGCATAATGCAGCACCATGCGGCGCAGACCCCAGTCGCTGGGCGAACCGGTGAAGCTGACGCTTTCGCCCGACACGCTGAAATTCCCCGGCGTCGCCGCCCCGAACAGCGCGGAAACCTGCGTCGCAGCCGTACCGGTCTTGTCGACCGAACCGGCAAATCCGACCGCCGGTGAACAAGTGATCCGCCCCCGCCACGGGAAGGCGGGCTGGCCCGGCGTGGCGGCATTGGCGCTATAGGGGTTTGGCAGGGTGTTGCCGGGCGGCACGTCCATCAGCAGGAAGGGATAAAAGGTGACGCGCAGCCCGCGTGCCTTCATCTCCTGGATTGCCTGCACCACCGCGAAGTCCGCCGGCGTGCCGCCATAGACCGGGCGGTCCTCGGCATCACGGCTGACCAGATGGGCGCTGGCCCGGCTGACGCCGTCGACCTCCCAGTTGGCGGGCGTGGTGGCTTTGGAGGCGACCTCTACACCCGGCTTCACCTTGCAGGATCCGGCGCGCAGGTCGTTGCCAAACCAGGCCACGACGAGGCTTACGCTCTCGATGGCCGGGGCCATTGCCTGCAGCCGGTCCAGAGCCACGACGATGTCCGGTTGATCGGGCAGCGCGTTCAGGTTCTCGGCGACCGTCGCTCCACCGGTGCCCTTGCGGATGGCGTCGGTGGAATAGGTGAACTCGCCCGAGGCCGGGATCAGGGTGACGGCGCGGGTCAGCCCCTCGGCTGTGTCGTGGTCTGCCAGTGGGCGGAACACCTCGAAGCTGAGTTGCGGCAGGCGGTTGCCGAAGGTGGCCAACGCCAGATCCTCGAACACGACGTAAGCCGTGCCGCGATAGGCGGGCGTGTTGGCCGCGCCCATCTTGGCTGCGATGAAGGGATCGGCAGTCTGCGCCTCGTTGCCGGAATACCAGCGCCAGGTCACGCCAGTCATGTCCATCGCCTTGCCGTCCGCCCAGACGCGGCCGATGCCGGTGATCGGGCCTTCGCACAGCGCCACGGCAAAGCTGGCATAGTAGAGGTATTCGGTGGTCTTGACCTTGCCGCCCCCGCCGCCCTTGCCGCCGCCTTGGGTGGTGGTCTTGGTCTCCTCGCGGAAATCGGTGGCCCAGATGATGTTCCCACCGATCCGCATCCGGCCATAAAGGCGCGGAATCACCGCCCCTTCGGTGGCCGAGGTGATGCGCAGCGTATCGAGCCGCGCACCTTCGATCCGCTGGGCCGGGGCCAGCGAAGACACGATCCAGCTGTCGACCACCGACCCCACGGTCGATCCGATGAAGCCGCCGATGGCGGCCCCGGAAAAGCCGAGGATCGCGCCGCCAAAGGCCCCGCCGATGGCAGTGCCGACAGCGCCGAGGACGAGCGTGGCCATGGAAAACTCTCAGCGTTTGGGAAAGAGGAAGGCGAAGGCGATGCGGCGTCGCCATGTCGGGGTGACCGGTTCCTCGATGACGCCGAGCCGCTCGTAGGCGTGCAGGAAGGTGTCGGGGCCGGTCAGGATGCCGACATGCTTGGCGATGGCGCGGGGCATCATGCGGAACAGGATCAGCGCGCCGGGCGGGGCATCGGTGGGTGCGATCTCCGGCATCATGCGGCGCGCGCTATCGGCCAGCACCTCGCGGGGGCCAGTCTCGCCCCAGTCCCGACTATAAGGTGGGATCGGGAAAGGTTCCGGCCCCACCACCTCACGCCAGACGCCGCGCGCCAGACCAAGGCAATCGCAGCCGACGCCTTTCAGGCTGGCCTGGTCGTGGTAGGGCGTGCCGAGCCAGGACCGAGCGACGGCGATCACGAGGGTTGGATCGGCCGCTGTCACAGCACAGCCCCCTCGTGGCCGCCGTCAGTGGTGGCATAGCGCAGGACCGCATCCTGGCCGGGGATATTGGGGAAGCCCCGGAAGTTGGCGACATTGGCGAACTTCGTGCCACAGGTCGCGATGCGCTTGTCGCATCCTGCGCGAATGGTGAAGGTGTCCGACCCGGCGATGGCGCGCACCGGGGCTTCCAGCAGGGTCAAGAAGGCGACACCGTCGACAAGGTCGTGCGACAACACCTCGGCCCGCCGCCCGGCATTGGCCCCACTCGTCCAGTCGAGGGTGCCGAAGGTGAACCAGCCGGACGTGAAACCACCAAGCCCTGAGGCTGTGAAGGCGCGGTCGCGCAGCAGGTCGATGATTGCGCCGGTTCCCTTGAACGGTGGGGCCTCGAGATTGACCCCGCAGCGCGCATCGCCAAGGGCGGCATCGCAGCTCGCCTGAAACGTCCGCCCGACGGTTTGGCCAAGGACATGGGCCAGCGATCGCACCTCGGCGACGAAGGCCAACCGCCCGCGGCGGATCTGGCCGATGGCCCCGCGCCGCATCAGCAGCCGCTGGGAGGTCGCGGCCCAGTTCACGCGCCAGACCTCGACGGCCGCATTGTCCCAGCGCCCGTCAAGGATATCGGTCTCGGTAATCCGGTCGGAGGACAGCACGCCTTGGGCGTCCTGCGCATCGACGGAAAGGTCGGAACCGGAGCGCACTTCGGAAGCCGCGAAGCCACTCTCAGGTTCAAAATCGGTGCCGTCGAACGTCAGGGTTCGGTCGTGGTCGGTGAAGCCGAGCGTTACCCCATCGGCCCGCACAATCCGCCAGCACCAGGCAAGTGTCGTCGTGCCCTCGTCGAGATGGGCCTGAAGTGCGGGCGGCAGCGCTTTCACTTCCGCCCCCAGCCGCGCCACAGGGCGACCGAGGCCAGCGCCGAGGAAATCACGCCCCCGGCGGTGCCGGTCAGGGCGTAGAGATTGAACGGGCGCAGATCGAAGCTGCCTGTGACCAGATCGAAATCCGCCAGCCCGGCCATGGCCAGTCCGGAGGCAGCAAGACAGGCCAGATAGACCAGCCCGCGTGCGAGGTTCCAGTTCATGATGTTGCCTTTCCTGTGAAGTATTCTGTCAGCCGCTGCCACCACGACTGGCTGGCAGCAGGTTTGGTCGGCACGGGAAGCGGCACCGGCTGGCTCGTCGGGCGCAGCAATGACAGCGCCTCGGCCTCTGTCAGCCGTCGGATCGGTCGCGAGAAATCCACCCGGCCGCTGGCATTGACCGCCCAGACCGGGATGGTGCCGGTCGGATAGCGGCCATCGCGGAACAGATCGCGTTCGGCCTCGCGGCGCGTGCGGATCGCAGCGGGTCGGAGCCAGCCCATGAACCCTTGCGTGGCGGCGGCGCGGTTGCCTGCGTTCAGATGTCGGGTCAGTGATGCCTTGGCGATGCCGCCGGTGTTGAAGTGGAAACTGACCAGCGCATCGAACTCGTGCGGTTCCAGTGGCACCTTTATCGCGCGAAGCACTGCTGCCTCATAGGCCACGATATCTGCGCGGAAGAGCCGGAACGCCTCGCGGATCCCGGCGTCGAGATCGGCGGGCATGCCACGCGGCATCCCTGCCGGATCGGGCGGTCCCGCCGATTCAGTGTGGCCGATGCCGAAGGTCCAGATGTTTTTGACATCGAGATAGGGTCCGGGCACGAGTCCTTCGTGCCGGACAAGGGCCAGAAGCCCCCGGTCTGTCATGTGCATGGGATCACCCGAAGATGGAGGACAGGATCAGGATCAGGGCGGCGACCAGAAGGCCGATGCGCAGGCGGTGACTGAAAGCCTGTGCCGGATCGGCGGCATCGCAGCGGAGGACGCGCGCAAGGCGGAGAAATTCATGCATCCGGGTTGCCCCCCTTGCCGCTGCGCAGCCGGGCGAGGACGACCTCGATGAAGGCGGGGCCGAAGACGCCGACCAGGTAGGCGGCCGAACCTGCCGCACCACCGGCTGGGATCACCTGGGATGGCAGGCCGAGCCAGGCGGTGATGACCGCCATCGACAGGCTGCCCATCCCGGCCGCGATCAGACCGCCGAGGAGGATATGACGCAGGGCATCGCGCAGCCGCATCCTCGTGGTCAGGGCGTTGGTGGCTCCGCCAAGCGCGCCCCACGCCGCCAGGATGACGGCGGTGGAGGTTGCCAGATCGCGCAAGGCAGCGGCGACAAAGCCGGTTTCTTCGTTCATCGCCGGATCTCTAACAGCGGGATGGATGTGATCGACCCTAGCCGCTCGAGGTCGAGGGTGACGTCGAGCATGTCGGTGTCAAAGCGGACGGGGACGTCGAACTCGAAGCCCGCCGTGATCGCCACGCCCGCGCCGGGGGCGGTGGTGAAGGTGACGCTGCCGGTAGCGGTGTCGACGCTCCAGCCAGACATCTGCTCGACGCCGTTCAGGGCGAGACGGACGGCCCCTGCTACCGGCTTGGCGATGGCGCGGGACCAGGTTTGCGCGCCGGAGGTGTAGCGCTTCAGCAGGGCGAAGGTGGTGACCGCGCCATTCCCCGTGCCGATGGGCTGGTCGGTCGGCGCAATCGGCTGCGACGGCAGGCAGGATTTGTAATCCGCCCAGTCCTTGTAGCGAAAACCGTGCAGGCGGCCGTTGCGGGCTTCGAAGAAGGCCACGACCGCCGCCAGATCGTCGGCGCGGCGGATGCCGTAGGCGACATCATAGCGGCGGCGCGAGTTGGCCCAGCTGGCGTTGCGCTCCTCATCGCCGCTGGCCAGTTCGACCACTTGCGTGCGCCGTTCCGGCCCCCCGCGCGCCCCGCGGCTGATGTTGTCGGGGAACCTGACTTCATGGAATGCCATCACATGCCCCTCCGGCCGAGCGACACAGCACGGGCAATGTCGCTCGCCACCTGCGTGCGCGACTGCCGGAAGCTTTCGGCGTCGCGGGCCATGATGGTGACGTTGACCGCAGGCGCGCTGGATTGGCCATAACCTGCTGCCTCGCGGCGGGAGAGCACGCGCTCGCCCTTCTGAAGGATCGCCGGAACTTCGTCGGGCTTGATCCCGGCCCAGCCGCCTGCGTGCATGCGCGGGGCATTGGCAAAGGCCAGCGCGGGAACCATGCGGCCCGGGCCCGGCGAGCCGACCATGCCACCCGCATGCAGGATGTTGGCGAAGACCCCACCTGCGCCGCCGAGGGCTCCCGACAGGGCGTTGGCAATCGGTCCAAGGATAAAGGTCCGCGCCGCCAGCTTGGCCAGATCGGCTATCATCGAGGTAACCAGGTCGCGGAAGTCGAGCTTGCCGGTCTTGACGAACTCGCCAACAGCATTCTCGGCCGAGGTGAAGGCGCCGACCAACGCCTGACCGATATCGCCGCCGATGTTGCGCGCCTTGGCGGCATAGTCGGCGAGTGCTGCCGTCACTGCACCCCAGCCGATCGCGGCCTGGTCAGCCCCTGCGGCAGCGTCAGCCCCGGCCTCGCGCGCAGCCGCACCGGCACTTCCGGCAGCGGCTGCGGTGTCGTCCAGTTCGGTGTTCAGGGCATCCGCCGAACCGGCGGCATCGGCCAGTGCTGCCTCAGCTTCCGTCCCGGTGCCGGTCACCGCATCGCGCAGCGCTTGCCAACTGGCCAGCGGACGGCCTGCGGCATCGGCCAGCATGCCGGCCGCTTCGCGGTAACCGTCAGCCCGGCCACGCGCGTCGTCTGCCATCGCGCCCAGTCCGAGATCGGGTGGTTCGAGGTAGGTCCGAGACAGCGCTGCTGAGAAGGCATCAGCTGCAGCGGCCCCGGCAGCTGTTGCGGCCCCCTCGAACGGGTTGCCGATCCGCGCCAGTTCTACCGGGTCGAGCGTGCCGATCCGCACCCCGCCTTCGCCCACCGCCCAGTCCGGGAGCAGCTCCAAGGCCGCGTTCAGCCCGTTGATGAAGTTGTTGATGCGCGTGACGACGCCATTCAGCATTGCCTCGACGCCCGAGATCAGCCCGTTCGCTGCCTGAAAGGCAAAGTCGCCGATGGCGCCGGGAAGACTGCCCCAGATCGCCACCGCCGCGTCATAGGCTCCCTGGAAGATCGCCGCCGTCCGGTCCCCGAAACTGACCACGCCCGCGATGGTGCCTTCGAGCGCCGAGAGCCCGGCCGCCTTCAGCCCGTCCCATCCTGCGGCCATGTTGGCAAATGCAGCGTCGAGCGCGAGGCCGATGCGCGACCAGACCTCCGATGCCAGATCACCCAGCAGCCGGAAAGCCTCACCCACGCCGCCGACCCGGGTGACAAGCTGCGAGAACTGATACACAAGCTCGCCCGCGCCAACGATCAGGGCACCGACCCCGGTTCGGATCAGCGCCCCGCGCAGGAAGACCAGCGCCGTGGCAAGGCCACGCACCGAAAGGGCGGCAACGGCCAGCCCGGCCACCCAGCGGCCCGCCATGAATGCGGCGAAGGTCGCGGCATAGGTGGCAAGCCGTGCGAGGTTGTCGAACACGGCGGTGATTGCACCGCCGATGGGTCCGGTGCCGCGCGCCATGTTGGCCAGTGCGTTCGCCACCGTTTCAAGCGCCGGGGCGACGGCGGCGGTCAGTCGGTTGGTCAGGCCGAGCCAGATCAGGCTCAACTTGGCGATTGCATCGCCGGTGCGTTCGATCTGGGCAGCATCTGCCGCGCTGACCGCCACCCCGAAATCCTGCACATCCTGCGCGGCCTCTCGCAAGGTCGCGGCGTCAATGCGCAGGAACGCCAGTGCGGCCCGGTCCCCGAATAGGTCGGACGCCACGGCGGCACGTTCGGCCTCAGGCACATAGCGGGCCAAGGCGTCCTGAATGGCGACGATGCGCTGATCGAGCGGCAGGGCCTGCAGTTCGGCGGCAGTCAGGTTCAGCCGCTGCAGAGCCCCAATAGCCGATCCCGATCCAATCGCGGCCTCCGAAAGCCGGGTAGTCAGCTTTTTCGTGGCCTGTTCGATCTCGCCCATCGAGACCCCGGCCAGCTCGCCAGCCCATGTCAGCACCTGCAGGCTTTCCACAGTGGTGCGGAGTGAGGCGGCCATGTCAGCCTGCGCGCCGATCACATCGAGCCCCGAGCGGACCATCGCCACGCCCGCAGCGGCAGCGGCGGCCGTCACCGCTGCCAGCGCAATCCCGGCCTTGCGGGCAAAGTTGCCAAGCCGGGCATTGGCCAGTTCCATCTCAGAGGACAGGCGGCCAAACCCGCGCGTGCCCGCTTCGCCGATACCTTCCAACTCGGCGCGGACCTGACGGCCGCCCTCGGCGACCAGCCTGACACTGACCCTCTTCTCAGCCATGTCCCTCTCCGATCTGTTCGTTGAGCTTGCGCACCATCACCGCCTCGATCTCGGGCAGCAGTTCGGCGGCGATGAGGGTGTCGATCCCAAGGGCCTGCGCCATGGCGAGGGCCGCGCCCATGTCCCAGCCCAGCACCGCGCCGGGGATCACGCGCAATTGCCCACCTAGGCGGCCAACCAGGTCCCAGACCTGCCAGCCATCTTCCGTCTGCGGCCGGTTCAGTCTTGCGGGGCAATCGGGGCAGCGCCCCGCGCAGGCCGCGCAGTAGCGGTCGCCCCCGCCGAAGGACCATTCGGCAAGGGCGCGGAGACGTTTTCTTCCGCGTCCAGGATCAGACCCTTGGCGACGTATTGGGTCTGGAAGGCTTCGAAGACCGGCCAGATTTCCAGCAGGGCATCGATGCCTTCGGGCGAGACCTGCACGGCATCGCCCGCGTCGTCGCCGACCCCCTCCCAATCTAGGACCGCGCGGCGGGCCACGGCCTTTGCCATGGCGAGCGCCAGTTCCTCTTGGGTCGCGGTGTCCGGCAGGGCTTCGAGGACCGGATCGGCACGCGCCGAGACCATCAGGGCGGTGGTCAGCGGCGCGACCTGCAGGCGCAGGCCGGGGGCGAGGGTCAGCCAAAGAGGGGCTGCAGTCAGGTTCAGTCTGATCATGGCTCAATAACTCACAACAGTGTTGACGAGGACGGCGGTGCACATGCGGGCGGGGCTGACGGCCTTGGCGGCCTGCCAGTCGAAGGTGGCCTGGATGCCTTGCGGGCCCGGGATCTCGATCCGGGGGCGCGGCAGGTAGACGGCATGTGCGGTGAAGGTGAAGCTGGCGTTGGCACCGAGGATCCAGGCGAAGACCAACTCGCAAGGCGTGCCGTCGATGGCCTGCGTGATCAGCGTGGTGTCGGCGAAACGGACCTCGACCCGACCGGTCAGCGCGGCCATGCCGGGGTCTGCCCCTTCGATGCGGCCGTCCGAACGGATGGTCTCGATCCTATCGAGGCCATTGGAATAGGTCACCTCGGCGGAAATGACGTTGCCAAGGGGCGATCCGTTCCGCGTGATCGCCCCGTTGAAATGCCCGAACCGCTGCAATGCCAGCGCGGTGGGCGTGCCTGCGGCTGTGGTCGCCGCCACGCTTTCGCCTTGCGCCACCAGCCTTGCGGTAGCGGTCAGAAGCCCCGACCGCGCCATCTGCCACGACAGCTGGTCGCAGACGCAGCCGGTGTACATCGCATAGCGCGGCACCTCGGGCATCGCCGTCTCGATGGCCATGCTCGGCAGCGTCCAGTTGCCAGACTGGAAGGTGTGGGTCTTGGGTGTCGTGCCGGAGGTAACGGGCGCGCCGAACGCCGCCTTCAGCCACAGCCCAAGGTTCTCGACGTCGATCGGCACCACGACATCGCCGTCGGCGGTGACCGCATCCTTGATCGGGGCCAGCGGGTCGCGCCCCTGGCCCAGCAGTTCCGAGGCGATAAGCGGTTGCTCTGACCCAAGCGTGGTGCTGGCAAACGGCACCGTGCGGTAGCCCGTGGCGGGCGCGGTGCCATAGACGGATTCGAACGCAAGCGCCATCTGCGCCCGCGCCCCATGGGCTCGTGCCATCGTATTCTCCTATCGTGATTGGGGTCAGGCCAGTGGATCGGCCGTGGAATAGTGCAGGATGACCGGGATCACCGCCGCCTTCAGGCTGGCGGCACCCTCGACGGCCAGATCGACCGGACGCGGTGCTTCCGCCTCGATCCAGTCGCAGAGGCCGCCCAGCGTTCGGTCGGCCGCAATCGCCGCTCCGATGCTTGCAGCCATTGTGTCGAAGGCGGTGTCACGGGCCGCACCCTGAACGACCGCCTCGATTTCGGCCCGGTGCTGGTAGTGGTAGCGCAAGGGCGACAGCGTGACCTCGGGCTCGCCCGGCTCACCGTCGCGCAGGATCAGAAGCCCCGCAGCGGGCACGCGTTCGGGCAGCACCTCACCGCGCAGGGCGGTTGCGGGCAAGGCCGAAAGCCGCGCGTGCAGCGCGGCGAGGATGGTTTCGCGGGGGGTGGGCATGACGGTTTGGCCTCTTGATGGCGTCAAACGCTTGTTAATACTGGCATCTGCGAAGTGTTCCGTCGTAGATATTCGCCGTGAGAAAAATCGACCCCGCCCCGACAGAACGCAACCTGCCCGCCGCTTTTGGCGCCGGGGCGATCATTGGCACTCTTGGCGGCATGATCGGCCTTGGAGGGGCGGAGTTCAGGCTGCCGCTTCTGGTCGGCATCTTCAGGTTTGCGGCCCTTGAGGCGGTGATCCTCAACAAGGCGATGAGCCTTGTCGTGGTGGCGACCGCTCTGCCATTCAGGGCTGGAACTGTCCCTTTCGGTGAAATTGCCACCCACTGGCTAATCATTGTGAACCTGCTGGCAGGCAGTCTGGCGGGGGCCTGGTTCGGGGCCGGTTGGGCGACGCGCCTGAAATCGGAGACACTCTACAAAGTTCTCGCGGCCCTGCTGGTCATGATCGCTGTCATCCTGCTGTTCGGCCATGAAACGGCAACCACGGGCAGTCTGCTTGTCGGAACACTCCAAATGATAGCAGGGGTCATTGCGGGCTTCGGCATCGGGGTCGTTGCGTCGTTGATGGGCGTTGCCGGGGGCGAATTGCTGATCCCGACGCTGGTCCTGCTCTTCGGTGCCGATATCAAGCTGGCCGGATCGCTTTCTCTCGCGGTCAGCCTGCCGACAATGCTGGTGGGCTTTGCGCGATACAGCCAGGATCAGAGTTTTGCCGTTCTGGGCCGTAACCGGACCTTTCTGTTCACCATGGCGGCAGGGTCGGTGGTTGGCACGTTCATCGGTGGATCGCTGCTCGGGATCGTTCCCAGCACGATCCTGTTGCCTGCTCTCGCCGCCATTCTTTTGATTTCCGCCGTGAAGGTTTGGCGGCACCGTTAGGCCGACTTTACGGCAACTTGCCCTCCACCCAGTTCGCCACGATCAGCCCTGGCACCGCCTCGTGCGCCCGCTCGGCATCCCGCGCTAGATCCAGCCGCTTCGGCAGCTTGACTTGCGGTACCAGCAGGAAAATTGGCGCGGTAATGACGCCCCGGCCGGTTTTCGATCGGGACGCCACGGCGCGACCCTTGGTATTCAACCGCCCCTCCGCCACAAGCAGGCTCGGACCTCTGCGGCGATAAATGAACCGCAGGCGTAAGCCGGTGCGCCTTTCCCATTCGCCGGGGGTGATCCTGCCGCCGCGCGTGGACTTTCCTGCTGCTGGCGTGGGGATCGCCAGCCAGAACCCGTTCTTCGAGCGGATAAGCGGCCCCGTGTCATGCGCGCCGATGATGACCGGGGCGTTGGACCAGACCAGTGCCGCCGCGTTCAGGCTCTGCCCCGCCTTCGGAAAGCTGGCGGAGCGGATCGAGTTGGCAAGCCGCGTGCCCAGCCCCGCGCCGGTGATCTGGGTGCGCCAGGCGGATTTCAGGCCGGTGCCCGCCTCGCGCATGGCGGCGGTGACGGCGCGTTCCCCGGCCGCAACCTCGGCCGCCATCAGCGCGACGATGTCGGGATCGATGGCAAGTTTCAGTTTCACGCGGGACTCAGATCCAGGGTCCAGACAAGCCGCGCGCGGTCGCGGACGGGTTCGCCCTGGATCAGGAAGGCATCGCCGTCGATCTCGATGCGGTCGCCGGGGCGCGGGGCTGGCACCTCGGCCACCCGCAGATCGATCCGGGTGGTCTCGGACCAGAGCCGGACATCGCCGAAGGAGGTCGACGCATCCGCGCGCCGGGCGACGACGCGCACCAGGATCGGCGCGCCGCCCTCGGCGATGTAGACCGCGTCCCGCCCGATGTTCGGATCGGCGAAGAGCGCGCCGACGGCGGCGGCAAAGGCGCTCATCAGAACGCCCCGTTCAACCGCACCCGGCCGACCACATCGCCTGCGCCACCTGCAACCGCCTCGGTCGCCACTCCGATCAGCGTGTTCGAGGTGGTGACCTTGGTGGTCTGGCGCGCGGTGTTGTCCCAGTAGATGCGGTCGCCGACCGCCCATGCCTGCGAGCCGAGCTTCTTCAGCTCGTAAACGCCGACAAGCGCGGCTTCGACAGTTTCGCCGAGGGCGGCGGTGCCGGAGGCCACGCCGAAGATCGAGCCGACGAGCAGGCCATCGCCCGAGGCGACGGCGTATGGCGCGGTCAGGGTGATGGTATTGCCGGGCTGGACGTAGGTTTTCATGGGGAGGATCCTCGTGGAAAGACGACGGGCGGCCCGATTGGACCGCCCGTGTGTCAGGGTTCAGCATTGGGTGCGGGTTATGCGCCCGGGTTCTTGTAGAGGCCGCGCCAGTCGATGGCCTTGGCGCCGAAGTCGAGGCGGCACTTGATCTCGACCCCGTCGACGTCGAAGCCGTTGCGGGTCTCGATGTAGGCGCCCTGCTGGCCTTCCAGATAGGCGTATTCGATCGTGTCGATCTGGTTGGGCGAGGCCGCCAGATACCAGGAGGTCGCGCTGGCGGCATCGAGACGCGGCTCGCTGATGGGCGAGAGGGTCCGGATCGACTGCGGCACCACCTTGGCGCTGTCGGCGGGGACGAGGTTCTGGGCGACCAGCTGTTCGGCCTTCAGTTCAAGCGCTGCCGGTACGATCAGGAAGGCGGGCCGGATGTTCAGCACCGTCTTCTTGTCGAGACCGGTCTGCAACGCCATCGCCGCCCGGGCCGCGCCGACGCTCGCCACATCCAGCGCGGCGCCCGTTGCGGCGAGGTTCTTGTGCGTGGTGTGGAAGAGCGCGTTGCCATCGGCCATGGCCGGGTTCGCGGTGATGATGCCCCAGACCACGTCGCTTTCCAGCTGGGCGATGGAGTTGCCGTACATCGCCGGGATGCGGGTGAAGGCGTCAAGGTCGTCGTTGATCAGCACCTGCCGGGTGATGGCGACAACCCGGCCATAGGTCTTGACCTTGTAGCTCTCCTTGCTCTCGCCCAGCGTGCCGCGCTTGAACTCGCCGCTTTCGCCCACTTCCAGGAGTTGCGGCGCTTCGCCCAGCTGGACGCGGTGCATGGATTTGAAGTCGGTGGCCAGCACCTGGCGGCAGAAGAGCGCGAAGGTCCGGGGATAGGCGTCATAGGCCTGCCGCAGGGTCTTGTTGGTGACAGCCGACAGGATCTCGGGGAAGTCCGACGTCGAATGCAGCGCCCGGGTCGCCACCTCGTCGCGCGACAGGCCCCGCGTGTTCACCCCCGCATTGCCGAGGCTTTCGCGGGCGAGTTCCAGCAGCGTCATCCCGCGATACTGGCGCGCGGCGTCTTCCAGCGGGAACAGCGTAGGGCTGTAGCGGTGCAAGAGCGCGTTCGCCACGGCATCGCGGCGGGTCACGCGTTCATCCCGACCGCCGAGAGGGATCGACACATGCGGGAAGGTCCGGGTCTCGTCCGACTTCGTCGCGACCTGGTCGAGGATCAGGCGGCGGGACTCGTCCACGCTGACGCCGCGCTTGACCAGATCCTCGGCGAAGCTGCGTTCGAGGTTCAGGCGACCGGTCAGATCGTAGATCGTGGACACACGGTCGCGTTCGGCCTCGCGGGCGCGAGTTGCGATGGCCTCGTTGTCGGGCGCAGGCGCCGGGTCCGGCGTGCGCACGGCCGTCGGTTCGGGCTGCGCCGGGGCCGCGGCGGGCTGCGGGCGGGTCTCGGTGCTGGCGGGGACATCCCCGGCCATATTGGTCGTGCTGTCAGGCATGGAAGCCTCCTTTTGCATGCGGGTGTCGACGATCTCGACGGGATAGCTGGCCTGATCCGCCGCGCGGACCTGCGCGCGGGGATCGGCGGGAACGGTCACGAAGCTGACCTCGAGCGGGGTCCAGCGCTCGACGATGCGTTGCTCGACCTCGCCCTTCACTGCGGGCTCGACCACCTTCACCCTCTCGATGGAATAGCCGACCGAGACGTTGCGGATGATGCCGTCGCTGATCAGGCCGAACATGCGGTCAGCCGCCTGGTCCAGCCCTTCGCGCGGGAAGCGGATGGTGGCCTTGCCCTCCTTGCCCTCGATCCAGGCGCGTTCGACGACGCCCACTTGCGAATGCGAAGACCAGACGGAATGGCTGTCGAGCGCCGGGGCCCCGGCATTGAGGCGGGTCAGATCCACCGCCCTGTCGCTGACGTCGAGGATCTCATCGAAGGGAACGGATGTGTCCCAGCCGGTCCAGCGCCGCCGCCGGACGGCCGCGCCGGTGGTGAAGACCACATCGACCGAGCGGGTCTCGGTATTGACGGTCGCGGGCAAGATGGGCGCGCGCCGCAGTTGCATCGGAAGGGCGACCGGTGCCGCCATGATCGTGTCGGGCATGGCCCTATTTCTCCTCTGCGTCGGATGGGGGTTCGGCCGGATCGCTGGCCGGGTCGCTCGTTTGCGCGCTGCCGGTTTTCGTGACGCGGCGCGGATCGCTGTCGAGCACGAGACCGAGGCCATCGAGCTTGGCGTTGGTTGCGGCGATTTCCGCGAGGACCGCGTCCGGGTTATGACCCTGCCGGGCAATGGCCTGCGCCAGTGTCATCGTACCGGTCCGGATCGCCAGCAGGTCGGCCATCGCATCCTTGTAGGGATCGACGGCGTCGAACTTCGGTGGCGACCATTCGACCGGCACGTCCGGCGTCGGGATCTGGCCCGTCGCCCATGCGGCTTCCGTGAACCAGCGCCAGACCGGCGCACAAAGCATTGGAATGAACAGCTGCCATTGCACGGCGTCGATCATCCGGCGGAACTCCACGAGCCCCGCCCGTATCGAGGAATAGTTGACCTGGCTGAGGTCACCGGTCAGCAGTTCGTAGGGCACGCGGAAGCCGGCCGAGATCGTGTGCAGGCTGGCGCGCTTGTATTCGCCATAGCCGCCGGTGGCCGAAGGTTGGTTGAAGCGGATGTCCTTACCGCCCCGCGCATAGGCGATCAGCCCCGGCTCGAACTGCTCGACCCGGTTGCCGTCGGCATCGACCACCGAGGGCGCGATGCCCTGTTGCGCCTCGTCGTCGCCGAAGACGATGGCGGTAACGCAGGCCTCCGTCTTCTTGCGGACCAGCTCGGCCACCTCGTAATCATCGAGATCGCGCAAGCTGCGGATCACCGGCGCGCCCCAGGGAACGCCGCGCGCCTGCGTGCGCTGCTTCTCGTAGACATGGGCGATCTCGGTCGCCGGGACCGGGCGAGACCCGAGCCCGCCCTGCAGCGTGCCCCAGGCATCGCCGGGGTGCTCGCCATGCAGCCAATAGGCCCGGCGCTTGCCGACCGGATCGAACTCGATCCCCTGCACGAGGCGGCCCGCGCCGAGGACGCCGGATTTCGTGGCGTCGAGGAAGTCGGCCTCCAGCACCTGCAGCTGCAAAGGCACCGGCAGCCCGTCCGAGGATCGCCGCAGACGGCGACGCACCAGGACTTCGCCCGCCTCGACCATCTCGCGGCAGATCAGCGTCTGCAGCCCGTAGAAATCCAGCTGGCCATCGGCGTCGCAGTCCGCTGACCAGCGGGCAAACAGCGCGTCGACCTTACGGTCGAGCTTGTCGTCGCCACTGGCAGCGCGCGGCATGATGCCCGCGCCGATGATGTTGTTGACGAGCACCGCCACGGCCTTGGCTGCATGCGGGTTGTTGCGTACCAGATCCCGCATCCGGTCGCGCAAGAGCGCCCCGGCGACACCGATCTCGGTGTCGGCCGAGGATCCCGGCGCGCGCCAACCGTCCGTGCGCCGCCCCTTGGACGCACCGTCATAGCTGCGCGTCAGGGTTTCGAAGGCCTGTCGCGCCAGCACGCGCCGGGCCGCCATGCGCGGGGCGACCGAGGCGATGGCATGGTCCATCCAGTTCGCCGGCATCAGCGATCCCCGCGGCTGAAGCCCGCCAAACCGGCCACAGGCAGCGGCCGGGTGGTCCCGGCGATGGCACGTTCGATGGTCCGGATGCGGCCCAGCAGATCCTCAGCCGAGCCGTAGTCGACGGATTTCCCATCATAGCTGACCCGGGTCGTGCCGCTGGCATAGGCTCGGCGCAGCGCCGAGAGCTCGGTTTCCGTCCAGTCGGTCATCAGAACCATCCTCCGCGTCGGCCAAGCCAATCCGACTGCCGTTTTCCCTGGGGTGCGGCTTGCGGCCGGTTGACCCGCCCCGCGCCATCCATTTCCGTTGGCGCTGCCCCGAGTTGATCCTCGAGATCGCGCCATTTCTCGTCGGTCCAGCGATCCGCGCCCGCGATCCAGGCGGCGGCGCGGGCATAGACCCGGCAGTCCAGCGCCTCGTTGCGTTCGCGCAGCTTCTGCCATTCCAGCCGGGCAAAGCCGCGCTTGGTGCGCACCGTTACCAGTTGTTCGGCCACGAACTGCTTCAGCCATTCATTCTCGACCCAATGCGGCAGATGCACCGATCCCGGTGGAAACGCCGCCCCCTCAGCCATGTCTTCCTCGGTCGGGCGCTCCAGCCGCAGGAAGCGATAGGTCTCGGCCTTGAAGGTCGACACCGCCACGGTCCAGAGACGCGCCCCGCGCCGCAGACGTTTGCCGCCCTCGGTCGCATCGACAAATGTCGGCCCCGATACCGGGCTCGAACGGTTGAACCCCTCGACGCCTTTCACCGGCGACACCTGCCCAAACCCTTGCGCCCGCGACCAGGAATAGACCGCGGGGGCCTCGTAGCCGGTGTCGATGGCGAGCCGTGCGATGCGCAGATGTGCGCCGCGTTC